TATCTGTGGTACTTTCCTCCATTAAATGCCAGCCCTTGTCGGAGACTGCAAAGAGTCTGCGTCTTTGTGGACTAGTGCCATGAAGTACGGTTACAAAATCATCAACTTGAAAACCAGCGGGAAAACTATCCACGCTACTCCATGCCGTATTTAATATATCGTAGACGAAAACTTTATTATTCGTAGTAGATGATCCGGTGGGAACTGCTAGGTAGTATTTATTGTCAAATACGATACCTACCGATTTGTCGGCATGAGCATAATTAACATCTGCGAATTGATCCTGGATGGGTTGTGACAACGGCAATGCTTCTCCACTTACTTTCGAGATTGCGACCCCAAGGTTTTTTGCCGGGTCGAGTCCTTGTTGTAAGGTGTACACGCCATCATCGGATAGGAAGTAATACTGTGGTCCACTCGCGGCTACACTCTTTCGGGCAACGCATCCTCGTTGACGGGTAATCTCAAATACGCCAGCAGAGTTGGTAAGTGCTGTGTTGTTTATTATATGGATGGAATTTCTAAAAAATGCGATTATTTGATTTTCTAAATAAGGAGTAAATCCGACCAAGCGATCTGCGGTTCCACGATTGATACGGAACTGTGATTCTGCGGGATAAAAATTATCGGTGTCTAAAATATCCGATGCTAGTACAGTATACTGCGAATCATCAGGCTGGGGGACAAATAAACGATTACTAACGAATACTCCAAAATTTGTCCGTGGGCATTTAATCCTTCCCGCTCCCGGAGTAGCGTTATCCTTCACTACGAATGCGGTGGGTGTTGTGTAGTCCCCGTCCCATTCAAGTGGATCTTTATTTTCTCCACGAAAGAGGATTAGTTTTTGGAGGGCCTGTACGAGGCTTGCGTTGTCCGAAGACTCAACTGTTTCCCCCACAGGGTAAGCAATGTCGATACCTGTGTTATTTTGATCGTTCCAAAGAATGAGTTTATCCTTAGTCGCAACGGCGATAAATTCTGCCCCGGTTGCGGGATCGCTAAATGTAGCGGATGTAAATACCTGGTCTGTTCCTGAGTAGGTAAGACTAACTGCTCCGGCTTTAAACTCGATACCCTTACGCACAGATGCGGTATCTCCTTCGAGTCGCATATTTTCAGATGCTTCCACTTGTCCACCCTCTAGCGATGTTGCTTCAAGGTACGAATTGATACCACGAAAACCACGATCCCCGTCTGTAAGAATAAGGTCATCTAATCGACCGAGTGGAGTGGAGCTAGGCATCTACTTCTTGCGGATTTCTTGGTAGAGTTTGATCGACATATAGATGAGAGTCACCGCACCTACTGCGATACCCAGGAAGGAGTCGAGTGTGGATAAACCAAAGGTGGCGGCTGTACCGCTCATTCCCGCTACTGAGACTCGATCAATCATGTTCATTTATCTTCTGTGAGGCGATGGCCCGAAATAAAAGCCGAGGATTCCCATAAGGGCTGTTTGTCCCATGTATGCCAGGTGTCCACTCGATAGCGTGATTGGGTCTTGGCTGGCTGGCCATGAGACGATCCCAAAGAGTAATTCGGTTCTTCCTTCTCCATGTGCATTGGTGATGGAGAGGAACTCGGCTTGGGGAAACGCGGTGCAGAGCAAGATGCACAGACAAAGAGTGCCAATGCCGATAAAAGCAATAATTCTACGAGAAAAATCCCGGAACTCATTATTACCTCCTTTAGCCAACTCAGCTTGGAGCTTAAGAAAATTTTCATTTGCACGGCTTTCTCTGGCCACTTCAAGCTCGTGCTTTTGGCGGCGACTCTCAAATAACATTCCAAACCCGCCTTTGAGCATAGCACCAAGAGCCGTACTACCGCCGCCCGTAAGTAACATAAGAAGTATTTCGCCCATTTCACCTAGCAGTTCCGTAGCGGATTTCGTCCATCAATTCCTCGTGCTTACTAACTTGCTTCTCGATAAATAGGAGTCGCATATTTTGCTCCGCATCATCGGGTAATGCACCAAGTTCTCCGCGAGGCCACTTCACACGAAACTCCGTGTTCATCTCCATCTCATGCTTTAAGCGTAGGATTTCCATCTCCAGGGTATTTAATCGAGCGTAGATCAACATCGCTGAGTAGACCACGAAGATGGTCCCGCCAAAGACCTTCAGTAAAAACGCCAGCGGAGTCTTTACATTCGTGTCCTCGCTGATGTTAGGAGCCATTAGATAACCTCGTTACTCGTCCACTCAGGACCACTCAAGATGCTTAGTATCTCTTCGTGTGTGTACTCCGTCTTGCCAAGCAAAAAGAATGGTTGTGTGCCTTCGTACCGAGCTAGTATCTTTGAACCGTCTAAACTCTTACGACTGTACGATTCATCGATGTCTATGAGTTGGTCAAAGTCAAAGCTAGTAGCTTCCGATATATCTGTTATAACATAGTTTCTCATCATGGTACTGAAGTGTTGCCCGGAGTAGCTCCGTTAATTGTTCCGTCTTGTCCTCCTGTAATTTCATCGCTTGCGGTGGTTCCTGATGTTTCTTCAAACCTCCAAAAATGATTCGGCGAATGTAGTTCAGGGCTGTTAACAACTCCTGTCCCTAGCGGACCGCTTGAGTAAAGACTAGATATTTGAGAAGCTGATAAAGCAGTACCTACCCACAACGCCATTTCATCCATTAAACCGTTGTAGTAAACATTGTAAGGACCTTTACCCAAGTACCAATCGGTAATACTCGGTATAGTCGTAGGCATTGTACCGCTATAAGATCCTGAAAGAGAAGTACCATCGACATAAATTTTAGCACGATCTGGATTAGATGCACCACTACCATCAAAAACAAAAGCGATGTGATGCCAATCTCCTTGTGTAATATAGCTCCTATAACTACTAGCAGTGAAAAAAGCACCCCCCATCTCTAAGTAAATCACATTGGAAGAACCCCAAAGCTCACCTGAGAAAGTAGCTGCGTTAGCTCCGCAAAGGTGCTGATTAGAGCTAGTGTTAGATACATTTACCCAGCCTGCTAAAGTAGCTGCTGATGCACCGCTCAAAGCTAAATCAGCATCTCCAGCGAAAGATACATAATCATTACTACCGTCAAATGACAGCGATCTAGTTGAGGTTATATTTGAAATAGCATAGTCATAATTATAAATACGCCAAGCCGCACCATCATAGATGATGTAGTTATTAGTATCTGTTTCAAAGTAAGCATCACCCGCAGACGGCGAGCCTGGACGAGTTGATGATGTGGTTGTTGGTATTGTTGTTGGCATGGCTATTAAGAATCGTTGTTAAAGATGTACCATGCACTATCATCGTAGATGTAGAAGTCATTGGTATCTGTGCCGAATGCGATATTAACTTCTCCGCTCGGATTGGTAGGTGTGCTTGCTAAGATGTTAGCTTCGGTATCTCGTGTGGTTACATTGAATAGATCAACAGCATTTAAGAATGTACCGCTGATGCTTGCTTGCGTGAATCCACTAGAAGATAATGTAATACCACTCACCCCACTCGATACGGTAGCTGGGTTGGTAAGATTAAATGTAATAACAGTATCTGAACCCGTGCTTAATGTCTGACCCGTATCTACTGTAAGTACAAGTGTGCCTGTTGACTGTATCCAAGAACCAGCACTACCAAATACAGATGCTCCCGCCCCGCTTAAAGTTAAGGAACCATCTGCTGTTTGTGAGCCTGTAAGTCCAGCAAGTGTGATTGAATCTCCAGCGGATATGTCTCTACTCGGTTGAACGGTAAAGGTTAAGGTGTTAGATGTACCTAATGCAGTTTGACCGTTCTCAAGCGTAGCTGTATCAAAGGTTCCTGGTGGTACAGTAGGACTAGCTATAACGCCTAATCCAAATGTAGGAAGTACGAACATTATTAAGAAGCTGTGTCTCCGGCTAAGATGTAGGTGTCGGTAGCGTAAGCAACTATACTCGCTACTCCGTATTGACCGTTGATCTTAGTGTGGGACTGCCTGTTGTTGATGGTGGAAGCTCCTGAGTTGTTATCAAACTCAACTTGACCCGCTCCCTTTTGTATTACTGAGCAATTAAAACCTGTAGCTAAACCCGATGGAACGATAACTTTAATCGCACTACCTGAGTTCATAACAACAACCGTACCGTTATCGTCATTAGTTAATGTATGGTTTGCCGTTTTTTCTGTAGGTACTTCAGCACTGAATCCTTTGATTGCATTGTCATCAAAGTCAAAGTCTCCAAGTTCTCCAGCTGTTACTCCTGTTATAAAACTGCTTATGTCTGCTGTCTGTACGGGAGCCGCCGCCATTAGGTTGGCGACTGTTACGCTCTTCGTAGTCGGTGTACCACTTACATCGGTGATTGGTAAAATATCCCCAACGGCTGGCGTTGTTCCGAGTGGGTCTAATGCTGAAATTTTCTTATTTGCCATAATTTATTTCCTCTTAATCGAATGCTAAAAATTGCCCCGCTTCCACGAGCAGAAAGTCCTCCGCCTCTGTTTGGATTACGCCGTCGGGTCCGCCAGGCACAGGGACACCACTTGCAGTATGTGGTCGCCCGGCGGTGACATTTAGATCATGCGTGAGCATCTATCGATTGTACGCAATGACGCTCCCGGTTGCTAAGGTGATCTCGTCAAACGCTCCGTACAATGCGGTGTTTGTGTTTAGGGTAAGTGGGGATGATCCACCCGCAGTAAGATCAGATATACCTTCGATATTTCCGCTGATGCTTGTAATGGTGGTGGGTTCCATAGCCACGATACTAAACCATCTGCCTGTGTTGGATGCCGTATCGGATATAAACTTTCCTCCGTTTAGCCCTACTCCTCTATATTCGTTTGCCATAATTAGTAATGTGTTTGGATCGTTGATCCGTAGGTTGTAAATTGTATGTGTTGTTGTTGGCCTTGCTGGCGTTCGAGTTTATCGAGTTCAGCTAGTAAAATACCTTCGGCTTGTTGTTGGATAGCCATCGATTTATCCAATTGTCCGTCTGCGGTGAGGTAGTCGGAATAGGCTCCCGCAACGACATATTCTGAAAATATGTACGGAAAATCCGTATCGCTCGACACATAGTCCACGAAGGGAGCGCGATATAATATATAAACGGGTGCTGTACTTGCACGATTTATGAATACAACATTTCCATAACTTACAGATGAATACTCTATCCGATAAGGAACCTCACTCGGACTACCCGATGCGTATGGGTCTTTCTCTGTGACTCGGAGTATCTCTCCAATATTTGATCCGTATTCAAGTACACCCATGACTACGGCTTTT